CATACCTGGCCGCCCTGTGAGCCAGAAGAATAGCAAGGTGATCCGTCGCACCAGAAGCGGACGGGCGTTCATCGCAAGCAACGATGGTGTCACGTCTTGGAGGAACTGGGCTGCGCTCATTCTGCGGCAGCAGAGGTCAGAGAGGGGTCCGAGTGAAACGATCAATGGGAGATTGATATCGATCACTGTCATTTTGGTGGTCACACTCGCGAAGGGCCAGCGCATCGATGTTGACAATCTTGCCGCGGCTCCTCTTGATGCGCTGGTAGACTCAGGCATCATCTCTGATGATCGATGGATCGACGCGTTGCATGTGGCAACCGTGCGTGATAGGGACGATCCGTCCGTGTGGATCGGAGTCGTACCCAAAAGGAGACATGCATGTGCAACGAAGGTAAAGGCAAGGGCAAGAAGAAGCCAAAGGGCAAAGGAAAGTAGGTTGCGCGGATAGGCCGCGCAAGAGGGGAGCGCCCACGGTCCGGTAAGCGGCTCGTTTTGAAGCGTCTCACAACTACGGCGGGCGCTCCCTGTTTTCTGCAGCACATCAGGAGGAATCCATGGCTGGCACCACGACAATTCTCCCGCTCTCGCGCAACAGGTTCTTCCGGGACAAGGACCGCGTCTTGTCCGTCTCGAAGCACGAAGAGCAGATTGAAAGCTTTACGATCGACTGGAATGACGTTCTTGACACCGGCGAGACAATCTCGACATCGGCATGGGATAGCGATGGGCCCACGGTCGTGACGAGCTCGAACACGACCACGACCGCCACGGTCAAGGTGAGCACCGGGAGCGGGGAGCTGCGCAACAAGGTCGTGACGTCGGCATCGAGGACCCTCGTCGAGCGGCTCCGGGTCATCACGTTGGCGAGCTCCGAGGACTACGCATGATGGTCTTTGCAGCCTACCGCGAGAGCCTCAAGCGGATCCGCCGCACCTATGCGGCTCTCGATGCGAAGAACGCCGAGCTCACGAGGCGATGGGAGCGTGAGAACGGCAGGCCCGTGTCGTGCCGGAAGGGCTGCGGGGAATGCTGCAAGCAGTGGGTGGGCGTGAGCTTCCTCGAGGCCCTTTGGTGCGCCATTGCCTGCGAGAAGACGGGATACGACCTCTCAGCCCGTGGGCTCAAGAGCGCCGCGGACGTCGCAAGGCTGCCGGGCATGACGCGCGAGAGGTGGTTCGGCCTCGGCAATCCGTGCATCTTCTTGCGGTCAGACAAGGCCTGCGGGGTGCATGCGCTTAGGCCTATCGCCTGCCGGGCGGTCATCGTAATCAGCAACCCGAGCGACTGCAAGTCTGCGACGGGAGAGGTGACCAGGCTGCAGAACCGGGACGCGGTGCATGCAGCCTATCGGATCCTCCAGGCCGAGCACGCGGCGAGCTCGCTCTTGATGGTCGTGGCGGCTCTTCCGCTCATGGTGGAGCTCGTCTTTCAGGATGCTCGGCCGGGAGACCTGCAGAAGGATGCAGGGGTGTGGGGGTTGAGCGAATGAAGGACACGGCGGGGGACGTGCTAGCGTGTGTCGGCGCAATTGGTGTGTTTGTTGGCCTTTTCTTTGTCGTCGTCAAGGCTTTGGAGATGGACTGTGGTTTCACTCCGACCAAGCAAAAAAAGGATGAGCCGTTCTTGGTCTATCAACCAGAAACTGACACGGCGGACAGCATCGTGTTCCAGGAGCGAAACGAGAGGGATGTCGTGTTTGATTCGTTGGGCCCAAAGGGCAGTCTGTGGAAAGACGGCTTCACGATGCAGCCGCGCGGGACCGAGCTTGAGTGCACCTATGAAGGCCAGAAGCTACGACTGAAGCAAGGTGATGAAGCGACATGCAGATGGGCTCCGTTGCCTAAATTGCCTACTGTGGATGCACCTGTTGAAACATCCGGTGGAAAGTGTCACCAGGACGGTGACCTGTTTTGGTGTGATCCATTCATCGTTCCTCAGAAAGGAAACACGAGATGACACAGGAATCCAAAATCAGAGTGGTTCAAGAGAATCTCTTCGGAGAAGAGAGAGGACAGGACTGCATCGAGGAAGCGCGGCAGGAGATGATGAGTGACCCGGAGAGGTCCTCGCTTGATGGCGCACTCAAGAGGCACAAGCTAGCGAAGCAGAAGATCCGAACGCTGGCGAAGATTCTAAGCCTCGAGCCCGAGACGTGCATGGCGGAGGCGTTTGAACGCTGGGTCGCGGACATCGCAGCCAAGGTGATTCGGAGCTGAGGGCATGAGCGTATCGTGGGCAACCAGGCTCTTCGCTTTCCTCGGAGCAACATCGGCGAAGGACGAGCTCGCCAGGGAGAACGCGATTCGTCGAGGCATGAGGCCTACCGTGTTCGTCTGCCCGCGGCACTGGCCGATCAAGCTTCGGCTGTTTCGCAACAAGGAAGGCATGTACGAGTGCCTTGTCTGCAACCATTGCTGGTTCCCAGAAGAGGCGAAGAGCGGGAAGCTGCAGAGATGGTGATGGTATGATCCACGCATGAAACGAGACACCCTCACAGAGAAACAACGCAGGTTCGTCGAGGCCTTTATGGGCCAGGCGTGCGGCAATGCCACGGAGGCTTGCAGGATAGCAGGATATCGTGGGAATGCAGTCACCCTTGGAGCCTGCGGAAAACAGAATCTCAAGAAATCACTAATTCGAGAGGAGATTGAAAAGCGAGCGAAAGCGGATCCGGTTGTCGCGACGAGGGAGGACAGGCAGCGCTGGTGGACGAAGGTCATGCTCGACGAGAAGGAGGACATGGCTGACCGATTGCGCGCCTCGGAGCTGCTCGGGAAGACGCAAGCGGACTTCGTGAGTCGGTTCGTGGGAGGCTTCTCGGTCTCGACGGATGATGTGGACGACTTGACCGACAAGGAACTGATGGCGATTGCCAGGAAGGGAAAGTGACATCAGATGACAAGAGAAGAAATGAAGGGTAGGACATGAATTCACCAGGAGATCGGTATGATTCTGATGCGAAGTACAAGCACATGGTAGACATTATGGAGAGCATGTTAGCACAAGCGCAATTCTCTCCGTCCGAAATGCGCGAGATGGCTACTCTCGCCAGCATCCATTTTGAGATGCGTCACGGACTTTTTCACCACTTTTCAGTTCCGCGGTTGGTAGATCAGGCGCTTGATACGTTAGATGATTACCGGAAGGAAAAGGATTGCGGCTGGAAGTGAGTGATAATCGAGGCGAAGCCGATTGAAACCGTAACCTCATCTCGCGCCGCAGACGTCCTGCTGAAGCGCAAAGCAGCAAGGTCTCATCTCCTCCCGTTCGTCGAGTACACGCACCCGTCATGGACCAGCGGAGAGCACCACGGGATCATATGTGACGTGCTCGAGCGGGTCGAGCGCGGCGAGCTCAAGCGGGTCATCATCACGGCGCCGCCGCGGAGCTCGAAGTCCGAGCTGTGCACGGTTCGCTTCCCGGCATGGTTGCTCGGCAGGTCTCCCACGAAGCAGGTCATCTGCGCGAGCTACGGAGCCGACCTCGCCTCGGACTTCGGCGGGCAGGTCCGCGACATCGTGGCGGGCCGAGAGTTCCGCGCCGTGTTCCCGGGCGTGCAGCTCAAGCGCGACTCGGTCAGCAAGAGCCGGTGGAGGACCTCGGCGGGCGGATGGTACGTGGCCGCCGGCGTCGGGGGGCCGGTCACGGGCCGCGGAGCGCACGTGGCTATCATCGACGACCCGATCAAGAACCAGGCGGAGGCGGATTCTCCGCTTCGGCGCGAAGCCGTGGTGAAGTGGTATCGCTCCACGATGCGGACCCGCTTGATGCCTGGCGGGGCAATTGTCCTCATCACGACCCGATGGCACGAGGAGGACCTCGCCGGCGTGCTCATGCGAGACGAGCCTGGCACGTGGCACGTGGTCCACTTCAAGGCGATCGAGTGCGAGCACACCGACCATGAGCAATCTCTCTGGCCGGAGTGGTGGAGCCTCGACGAGCTCCGGCGCACACGCAAGGAGGTCTACCCGCGCGTATGGGCCGCGCTCTACCAGGGCGAGCCGCAGACCGAGGTCGGAGGGTACTGCAGGCGGGACTGGTACGCGGACCGCTACACGGAGGCACCGAAGGGCGCGCGCATCTACATGGCCAGCGACTACGCGGTAAGCGAGCCGGCGGAGGGCGCAGAGCCGGACTTCACAGAGCATGGCGTGTTCGGCCTGCTCGGAGATGAGGTCTTCGTGCTCGACTGGTGGTTCGGGCAGACGTCGCCAGATGTGTGGATCGCGGAGCAGATCCGCCTCGTGAAGAAGTGGAGGCCGCATTGTTGCTTTGGCGAGGGTGGCGTGATCGCGAAGGCCGTGCGTCCTCTTCTTATCCGGATGGCGAGGGACGCGAAGACGCATTGGCGCCAGGAGTGGATCCCGTCCGTGAACGACAAGGCCGTCCGAGGTCGAGCGATGCAGGGCATGTCCAGCATGGGCCGGATCCGATTCGGTCGCCAGGAATGGGCCGAACGCATCATCTCGCAGCTCTGCCGGTTCCCGGCCGGCAAGGATGACGCCTTCGACACGATCTCTCTCCTGTGCCTTGCGCTTGAGTCCGCACATCCTGCTATAGTCGGCGGGTCGAAAGATCCAAAGAAGCCACGTGATGGCTATGCCGACAGGCAGGAGGACGAGCGGACATGGCGAACGGTTTGAGCGATGGTGGAAGCCCGATTCAGAGCCTTGGCCCAGTGGATGTCGTTGATGAAGACGAGGCGCTGACCCAGTTACGGGACTCCTACAGCGAGTGGCAGACCTCCACGCAGACCGACCGCGACACGTCCGCGCTCTGCCGCGACTACTATGACGGCGAGCAATGGACAGACGACGAGAAGGCCACGCTTCGCTCGCGGGGCCAGCCAGTGGTCGTGTTCAATCGGATCGCGAAGAAGGTCAACTACCTGACAGGAAGCGAGATCCGAACCCGCTCCGACCCGCGCACGTTGCCGCGCACGCCGATGCATGAGGCCGCCGCGGAGGCCATGAGCGACGCCATCCGCTACGTCTCAGACGAGCAGCAAATCCAGCAGACGCTGACCCAGGTCTTCGAGGAATTTCTGGTGGAGGGGTGCGGGGGAGTGATTGTTGACCACGAGGCAGAAGACGTTGTGACACCGCTCGGGGCGGAAGTCAAGCGAATCGGCGAGGGCGTCCAGGTCGATGCCGCAGAGGCTCGCAAGCAGGAGATTCGGATCCGAGTCCGGCAGGTCCACCACGACAGGATGTGGTGGGACCCGAAGTCGAGAGAGCCGGACTTCAGCGACGCCAAATACCTCGGCACGGTCATCTGGATGGACGAGGACGACCTTCGGACGACCTACCAGGGGAAGGGCCTATCTGACGAGGAGCTCGACGCCATCATCCAGGCCTCGAGGCCGGACTCGGACGTCGCTGACGAGCACCACAAGGACAGGCCGAGCTCGTGGTACGACGTGTCACGCGATCGTTACCTC